GCGGATATTATAGGCGTCTTATTAATGAATGATGATTTTGGCTTTATAGATAAATTTGAAAAATACATTTAATGTTAAGCGAAAAAGAAATAAAAAAATTGTTAGAGGGTATTTTTTCGGGAGATATAACAACCGAAGATTTGCCTGAAAATTTATATTTTGCTATTGCTGAATATTTAGAGAAAGGGGTTTACAAGGGGTTTGGTGGGGGATTGGAGGAATTTGGTGGGAAAGATTTAGCTTTATTAAAGGAATTGAGGACCAATATATATATGTTCTCCGCTGCTAAGACTTATGAGGAAGTAAGGGTTTTACAAGATAAGATATACGATGAAGATGATAATATAAAACCCTTTAAGGAGTTTTTTAAAGACGCAAAACAGACTTACGAATTGTATAATGAAGATTATGCAAAGACTGAATATAATACAGCGATAGCGAGTGGGCAGATGGCGGCTAAATGGAATAAGATTGAAGAAGATAAAGACTTATTCCCTTTATTAAGACTTTCAGTAGTAGAAGATTCACAAACTACAGAGATATGCGAGCCTTTGGATGGGATTACTTTGCCTGTAAATGACCCTTTTTGGGATCAATACTATCCTCCTAATCATTGGAATTGCCGTTCTACTGTTTTACAATTAGATGAAGGCGAGATTAGCAGTAAAAAAGAAGTAAAAGAAGCGGAGAAGCATGCTGACGAAGATATGCAAGATGTATTTAAAATGAATGTAGGGAAAGATGGTTATGTATTTAGTCCCGAACATCCTTATTTTACATCAGCACCTAAAGAATTAGGGAGAAGGAATTTTGATTTACCTTTGCCCGAAGATGAAGACTAATGTATGTAGAAACTGACATAGTGGTAAGCAGGGGAGTTATAGGTTACCATTGTTTAATAGTTTTGTTTGCGGATGATGATATAAGGTTGGCTAATAATTTTGAATGTTTTAAATTTTTTGATAGACCATGATAAATTGGAAAGAATATAAAGCGGTTAATGTTCAAGCTGTAGATATGTGTGCAAGTTGCATTTTTAGTCATAGAATTAAAAATATGCCTATTAAGGCTATTCATCTATTGCCAAGAATGTATGACCAATTTAAACAGTATGTAGAGAGAAAATTAGAAAGGGAATTAACACCCGATGATGGTTTAGAGTTTGATGGGGTATATATCGAAAGGGGGAGTCAGCAGCAATCAACTCCTTTATTAGTTGAACTTTGGGAAAGCATGAACTAATGGATAAATTTAACTTTGATAAAATAATCGAGAAGGTAGAACGTATGAAAACGGACCTACCTAAAGTAATCGCTAATGATACTTTGAATTATTTTATGGAAGGATTTGATAAGCAAGAATGGGATGGGCAAAAATGGAAAGAGGTACAAAGAAGAACCCCAGGCACTCCGGCTTATAAATACCCAAAGAAGGGTGCTGATTCGAGAAGGAATAGTGCAATATTGGTTAGAACGGGTACATTAAGAAGGGCTTTATCTAATAGTATTGTTAAAGCGGACTTTAATTCGATTAAATTTGTGGTTACAACAGGAGGAGAAAACGAATATGCCGGGTATAATAATTATGGAACAAGTAAAATTCCTAAAAGGCAGTTTGTTGGAGATTCTTCTTTATTAAGAAAAAGGCAATTAGATAAAATTAAAAGCTATATGCAAAAAATATGGCAGGGATAAATAACGCAATATTAGACATTAAGAATATTATACAATCCTCTTATGGGTTTTGTAGAATATTTAATAATCAATTCAAATACATGGAACAGGGAAAGATTGAATCATTCCCTTTTCCTTGTTTTTTTGTTGAAGTACAAATGAACCAAAATCATTCTCAATTATCGAGTGGTTTCACAGAATCAGATGTAACATTCAAAATTCATATAGGGCAAACAGAGTATGATTCCGTTGATGGGACATTAGAAGAAAATAAAAGCATATTTTCTTTAAGAGATTCAATAGTAAGACTTTTAACTTATTATGAACCTTCCGTATGCAGTAGATTGATGAAAGTTTCAGAACAACAAGATTATGAGCATACAGATGTCTATCATTACATCATAGACTTCCAATGCTCATTAATAGATACCACAGGCGGAGAAGCGTTTAATTATGTTAATCCTCCCGTACAATTAATAGTAACAGCAACCCCACAAATAACAATATAATGGCAAGGTCAATAGATACGATACAACAAGAAATTATTGCAACAAAAAATGCACAACCTGAATTAGCAGGTTTAAATAGTACCTCAAAAAGGGCTATATGGAATTTGTGGACCTTTGTTGTTGCTACTTGCATAGCTATATTAGAGCAATTATTAGATTCATTTTTAACAAATGTAGAAAATCAGGTTAATGCTTCTGCTGGGGCAAGCGTTTTATGGTTGCAAGCTAAGATGTTTGAATTTCAATATGATGCTACAGTCCCACAGATAGTTCAACTAATTGATACAGTTCCTCAATACCCTGTCGTAGATGATACAAAGCGTATTATAACGGCTTGTTCTGTTACAAGTGACATAAGCAATAGTGTAACTTTAAAAGTGGCTAAAAGTAGCCCTTATGTAGCTTTAGCAAGTGCGGAATTAAGTGCAGCACAGGGATATATTAATACGATTGGAGCTGCCGGGATTAATTATTTAGTAATTAGCTTAAATGCTGATAAGATTTATGTTGATGCTTCAATCTATTATCAAGGGCAGTATGCTTCTATCATTCAACAAAGCGTTATTGATACAATAAATACTTATTTACAAAATTTATCTGTTACTAACTTTGATGGATCGTTAAAGATTTCTGATTTAGAAGGAGTTATTAGAGGGGTGGCAGGAGTTAATGATGTGGTCCTTAACAATGTACGTGGTCGTGATGATGCAAGTTCTTTCGCAGCTGGGATAGACTTAGTTTTAAATCAAACTGTTATTCAAAGGCAATGGAATACAATCGCAGGATACATAGTTCAGGAAACTACAGCAGGAAAGACTTTCGCTGATTCTTTACAATTTATAGCACAATAAAATGGGACTGTATAATATAAATTTTAATAGTAAGGTCGTTGAATTATTGCCTGTTGATAAAAGACAGGCGATAAATGTTCGATGGCTACAATCTTTGATTTCTCCTATACAATATTTGAGAGATAAATATTTAGGAGATTATAAAACAGGAAGCCCTTATGCTCAATGGGTTGCCGGAACTTATGCTAAAGGGGCAAGAGTAATTTATAAGCAAATTGTATATGAAAGCTTAATTGATAACAATACAGACCAACCCCCATTATCAAGCTGGAGTGTTTATTTGCCTTCATTTTTAGGTGTTGATAGCAGAGTTTTATTCAATGGGCAGAAATTAGTATTAGAATACGCCTTAAATCAGAGATTTTTTTCTAATTTTAGGCAACCTCCAGCTGTTTCGGACATATATATAACAAATTTGCCTTCATCTTTGGTCGGATTTAATATAGGTGAAACTATAGGAAGCGATGTGGGGCAAACTATGAGCAGTTCAACCATTGGTTATTCATACCCATTTATTCAAGTAAACAATTTTCAAATAAATATTCCAACATCAATTTACGCAACAACAAACTTTCAAGAAGTAAGCGATTTTATACGTCGTTTTATTCCTGCAAGTCTTAACTTTACAATTCAGACATACTAATTATGAAAATTTTAGACATAACCCCGATTAGCGATACAGCTCAAATGCCCCTAAAAAAGGGAACATTACAATTCTTGCAAGATGCACACAAAGAAACTTTAGGTGCTATTATTAAAGGATTAATAGGCAATACTTATAATGCTTCAACCCTTTATGTATTAAATGGATGTACTAATACAGGTTCAGGAAGTGTTTATGCTATTGCAGCTGGAGCAGTTTTCTATAACGGAGAAGTTTATTTAGTTGATGCGGCTAACTTTACAGCAAGTTCAGGTAATACGGCAGTATTCAGTCAGGTTACTTCACAATATACAACCTTTGCAGATCCCGTAACTTTTACAGATAGCACAACTCATAATGTACACAACATTAGAAAAATGCAAATTTCACAAGGGGCAAGTGGAAGCGGGATAAGCGATTATTCAAGTGCATTCTTTTTAAATTTTACTATCCCGGCACAAGTTAGTATCACAGGGACTTTGGTTTCAGGTGGTTATCCTAACTATGTTATCAATAATCCTACTTTGACTAATCCTATATTGGCTGCTGGTAGTGCATACATAGGGGATATAGCAACTCCTTATACTACTCATACAGTAACTTTGGGTTCTACATTGGCAAATACGAATTATGTTGTATTGATTACTCCTACTTCGGCTGCATCAAATGTTTCCGATGATTTAAATACTTTTTTTGCAGTTAAAAATAAAACAACATCTTCTTTTGATATAGTAGCAAGAGAAAGTGCAAGTGCTGTACAAAATTTATCAGTTGATTGGGTAATAATATCGAAATAAATGGATATAAAAACAACACAAGAAAGGCGAGTGGTGGCTTATTTAAAGCCCAAGAATGATAATTTATTAAGAACTTATGCTGAGGCAAATGAAATGAGCCTTAGTGAATCTGTAAACATTATGGTTAAAGACTTTTTTCAAAGACTACCTCCTGAGCAAAGGATTGACTACCTTTCTCGTGTCCGCAGTAAAAACTCCTATTAAAAATTAACCCTTGTATTAACAGGGTTTTTTTTATACGTTCGTACTTCGTTCGTAATACATACAATGTACCTTCGTATTTAAAGTGGCACACTTTTTAGGGAATATAAATAATCAATTTTAATTTGTGCTATGAATTACTGTATAGATCCAAACGCAGACGAACCAATAATGCTCATAAATAAGCATATTGGTTATGATGAACAGGAAGGACAGGGAATAGATGGCTCTTTGTTTCAGGCGGAATTACTTATGTTGGATAACATGGGTAAAAAAAGGATTCAAGTTTGGATTAATTCACCAGGCGGAATTGTTATGGATGGTTATTCTATCTATAATGCTATCCTAAAAAGTAAAACAAAGGTTGATACTTATAATGTAGGAATAGCAGCAAGTATATCGGCAGTAATTTTCCAAGCTGGAAGGAATAGAATCATGGCTGATTATTCTCTTTTGATGTACCATAATCCTTATGGCGGAGATGGTGAAGAAATAGAAAAGATGAAAAAGAGCATTGCTATCATGATTGCTGAAAGAACAGGCAAAAGCGAGGCTGAAATCTTAATGATTATGTCTAAAACTACTTGGATAACAGCAACAGAAGCTTTCCAAAATGGTTTTTGCGATACAATAGAAGTGAGCAGCGAACATAACAAGAGGAGGGCAACTGTATCAAATGATGTTAAGGCAATGTGGCATGATGGTAACAAAATTTTAAATTCTTTATTAAAAACAAATACAATCAAAATGACAAAAGTCGCAAATAAGTTAGGTTTACAAGCCGAAGCTAATGAGGATGCAATCCTTAGTGCAATTTCATCTATTGAGAATAAGAAAGCGGAAGCTGACGACAAGCTTAAGAAGATGGAAGACAAAATCAAGGCAATGGAAGACGAAATGGAAGACTACAAAGCCAAGTATGCAGAAGCTAAAAAGAAAGCCGAAGATGCAGACGAAGCTAAGAAAAAAGCAGAAGATGAAGCCGAAGATTCTAAGGCTAAAAATATGCTTGAAGGTTTCGTTAAGCAAGGTCGCATTAAATCTGATTCAGTTAATGAATGGGTTGCTACAGCTAAAGCTATTGGTTTTGAAAAAGCAAAAAACATGATTGAAGCATTACCTGTTCACAAAACAGCTGCTAAAATCGAAGTTGGAGATGTTGCAAACGAAGCTACTTTAACAAATGTTATAGCTGGTGCAATGGCTGACTTAAGAATTAAAAATAAAATCTAAAAATTAAAATAAAGCAAGATGTCAGAAGCGTTAAATATTCAAGACACATCGTGGAGTGGTCCAGCAGCAAGCTATATGATTACTCGTGCGGTAGTAGGTGCAGACACAATCGAAAAAGGTTGTATTTATGTTGAAGATGGTATTCGTAAAAAGAAGACTATCCCTCGTATTGAAGTTGCAAATTTCATCCAAAAGAGAACTGCTACTCCAACTTCACAAGGTAGTGTGAATGTAGATGGTAGAGTATTAACTCCACAGGATTTAATGTTGTACTACGAGTTCAACCCTAGAGATTATGAACAACATTTTTATGCAGAACAATTGCAACCTAAATTATTAGGTCGTGAACTTCCTGTTACTGCTGAAAATTTCATGATGATTCAGACCATGAAGCGTTTGAATGAGTTTTTTGAAAATGCAATCCACAGAAGTCGTATTCAATATGATACTGATCCAGGTGGAGCTGCTATTGACCCAACAACTAAAGGTGAACACGCTGATGCAGCTAATTACTTTTATTTTGATGGTTTGATTAAGAAATTGTTGGATGCTGCTTCTGATCCTAATTATCCTACTATTACTGTTCCTAATCCTGTAGCTTTGACTACTTCAAACATTCGTGACCAATTCACAGCTGCTTTGAATTTAGTTCCAAAGGCTTTATTAGGTCGTTTCGGTAAAGGTGGATTGAAATATGTAGTTTCTTATGCTGATTACCTTAAATATGGTGAAGCCCTAAGAACTGACCTTTACAAAAACGTTCGTTCTGACGAAAGAGCTTACGATCAATTTAGAGGTTATGATATTGAAATGGTTGCAGGTCTTCCTGAAAACACTTTCTATTTAGCTATCCAAAAACCTGATGTTGATTCAAACACATGGATTGGTATCAATAGCACCGAAGATAACCAATTACAATTAATGAGATTGCAAAACAACTCTGAATTGTTCTTCGTTAAAGGTCTATTCAAAATGGATACTCAAATAGGTTTCCCTGACCAATTCGTTCTTTACACAACTTTAACAGCATAATTTAAAGGGGGGCAACCCCCTTATTTTTAAAAAAAATATAAAAATGAAAAAAATACTTTTTGTTTTATTCGTAATTTGTTCGGTTGCTGCTTCTGCACAATCAACAACTCCACGTGGCGGAGTAGGTGCGAACAATGATAATACTTTTCGTGCATTGACTTTCAAATTTTATTCTGCTTCTGATGCCGCTGGTGCAGATAGCGTTAAATTAAATTTGAATGCTTACAATTCACACATCGCAGTTAGTTTGATTGATAGTTTAGTAGTAAGTTTTCCTAGCGTAGCAAAATGCTATGTTGGAGATTTAGTTAAGTTTACTGTTATCGGAACTACAAGTGGTAATAAACTTAAATTTAGTGGTTCTAATGCTGTAGTAGCTTCATCTTCTATTGCAGTATCAAGCGGACTTAGAGCAAACATCTGTTTTATATTCGATGGTGCTAAATGGGTTGAGCTTAGCAGAAATGCTTATTAATAATGGAAGAATTATTTAAAGAGGTTTTTAATTCACTCCCGCACGTTGAGCATATTTGGGTAATGCCTAACGGAGATTACTATCTACACATGAAACATGGTGCAGAAAAAGTAACGAAAGGCAATTCAGATGTTAGCGTTGCGGAAGTGATTAAAAAGAAACCAACTAAAAAGAAATAAAATGGCATTAAATGACATCATATTTGTAAAAGGGCAAGGCGGACTTGGCAGACCTCTCGCAGGAGAAGATTTCATTTCCGGCTTTCTTTTTTACACAGCTAACCTCCCTTCGGGTTTCAGTTCAACTAACAGAATTAAACAACTGTTTAGTATTTCTGATGCCGAAGCAGCAGGTATTAAGGCTGATTATTCTGATGGTACTTCTGCCCAGGCAAGTTATTTAATAACTACCTTAGGTGCAACAGGAGATACTATCAATTTAAAAGTTACAGAGGCTAATAATGTTATTATTAACTTAGGTACATATACAAAAGTTTCAGGAGATTCTTCTATTGCTTTATTGGGTGCTAATATCGCAGCTTTAATTAATGCAGGAACCGTAAGTCATGGTTATACTGCATCATTTACTACTGCTACTTTAACAATTGTTGCCCCAAAAAGAAATGGTATATTCTTAAATTCAGGTGCTCCACTTGCGGTTACTATCGTTGGAACTATCGCTGGAACAATAACTCAATTTACAGGCGGTGTAGCTTCTAAGCAAGCTATATGGCATTATCATATTGCAGAATACTTTAGATTAAACCCTAAAGGACAGTTATATGTAGGTTTCTTTGCAGTTCCTTCTACTTATACTTTTACTGAAATAACAACTATCCAAAACTACGCAAACGGTAAGGTTAGAGAATTGGCAGTTTGGAAAGATGCTACTTATGCAGTAGGCGATTTGACAGTAATCCAAAATGAAGTAGTAACTAATTGCGATGGTAATCACAAACCATTATCAGTTATTTATGCAGCAGATTTAAGTGCTACTTCTGACCTTTCAACTTTGACT